CTTGCGGGCCTCGCAAACTTTCTTTCTGATCACTTGTCAAGGCTTCAAACCGCATGACACCATCAGCGCCTTTAGGTCCTACATCGCCTCGGGCACCTTTAGGTCCCGGATTCCCCTGCGGACCAGTTAAACCTTGTTGACCTTGAATACCTTGAGGGCCTTGCTCGCCACGTTCTCCACGTTCGCCTTTAGGCCCTGTCAGGTATTGTAATGCTGAAAATCGGTCGCGACCATTTCCGACCTTAACCTTACCTGTATCGCTCTCAACACCTAACTCGCCATCAAGCAAGACCAGAGTACTACTTGCCCAATCTCTTGCTGACATGCGCTTATGTTGTACTCTTACTGGGATTGTCTCTGTCATGTTCTACCTCCGTCAAAAATAAAAGTCGGACTCTCGTTCCAACTTCCGTCATATCTTGAATTTTGTCCGTCTGCAATCGCTTTGTAGATAGGCTCTAATTCAATCCTCGAATTACGATCATCAACCGTTACAGATCGTTCTTGTGTCTGATACCAGTCCCCTGAGAAAGTCAGACGATAAACACCGTAATAGACCGCTAGGACCTTCTCTTCTTTCTGGACAAGGTCTTTATCTATCGCTGGCATAACCGTGTTAGCAGACGTAAGATGAACGTGCCCACCATAAAATGGTGTCTTGTTCACTATCACAGTTACATCTGTCTTGCCGTAAGGCATGCAGGTTGCTGACCAGCTAATGACGTATTTCTTACCAACCTCGAAACCTTCTCCATTATGGCCGACCTCTACGAAATCCGTTCCGTAACCAATTTTCTTAGCCGTTCCACCCTTGAGCCGATTTTTGTTATAGGAGACAGTACCATCCCCACCGATGAGCTGAGCGTTTACTCTGGCTGTCTCGCTGACCTGTTCCAGTTTCTTACTTAACTCAGCAATAGTGTCTGCGCCGCCCGCGAGTTCCTTCTGCACTTGCTTGACAAGCTCAGGACGCTCTTTCTCGATTTCTTCGTGGATTTTGGCGCCGATTTCCTCTGCTTTTGTTTTGGCAGCATTCAACCCATCTTCGAACTCATTTTTTAGTTCCTCGGTTTTTCGGCCAAAAGCAAGGTCAGCATTCTTGAGTTCTCTTGCTAACTGCCTTTCAAAATCACTTTGAAGTTGTTGAGCTTCACCCCTGACTGCATCACTCACTGCATTACCAATCGCATTCGCAAGACCTGACTTGAACTGACCAAAACCAATTGTCTTCAATTTCTTGCCCATTGGTGAGTAAGTGTACTTAGTAATCTTCTTGCGCACGTCAAGATTGTATACCTCGTGAAATAGACTCACAATATCAAACATCTGGACAGGCACATCACTTTGGCCGACAACCTCAAGCTCAAGGCTATCTTCCATCATGTCACAGAGCGTTGTTCTGAAATACTGCTCACCATATTTTCGAAGGCTAGCTTCATCCTTCACGTCCTGGTCATTAACCTCAATCACATCTTCGTAGATTTGACTGTACTTGTTAATGAGCGGACTATCAATTGTGACTGTGAATGTGCGATCAGGCGCCTTTTCTCCCTCACCCTTGACAGTCGTCGTGAAAGTAATTCGAGTCTTTAAAGACTTGGTAGAAGTCTTGTGCTGATAGCTAGACAGGTTTTTCTTGTACATAAAAAGCGATTCATTTTCTGAACCGCCATTTTTTAAAAGTCGAACCTGGTAGCCATGACGCACAAGGTCACCGCCCCATTGGCCGATAATAGAGTGCTTATCTTTCGCAAATGCCTCCATAGCATTCTTAGAGCCAATATTAAAGGTATGTCTATCTTCGATATCAGAGAAGAATGAGAATGGATTATCACGAGTGATACTTCCAGCGAAGCGACTCAAGGCAGTCGAGCCAGTCTGTCTATCCAAGGAAATCGGATTGACCACATAGTTATTCATCAAGGTAAATACTTGGTTGGCATAGACTTGAATATAGCCGTGCTTCTTCTCTACCTCGAAAATGACGAAATCCTGCTCACCGTGAAGATCATCAGCCGTTAGGAACGTTTCCTCCTTCAACTGCTCCCACAACGAATCCGAGGTCGGAAATCGGAAGGATAATTGATAAGTGCTATTCTCCTCTTGAACAATTTCATCAGCATAAGCAGCATTCAGAGGCATATTCCCATTTGTTAAATAAATCAAATCTTATACCTCCAATTCGGTCGAATAGTAATCTTACGAACATTTCCAGTAAATGAAACACCAACATTTCCAGTAGGAATTTCCAAGAATCCTCCACGCTTCCGAAGCGTGTTCTGGACTGCTCCAGTAGCGTTGTAGATATTCTGTTTGCCTTGCCTGCAATCAATAGTGGCCTTTGTCTTAATTGCAAGGTACATGGTTTTACGGCCAATAGTAAGGGAGATATCACCATCCCCCTCGATCTCAATGATTGGTTCGGAATATATCGTTCCAGAATTGTTAATTGTACCAGATGCCGTAAGAACCACAGGATCTACGTTCTTTTGGTATCGAAACGGTTGCATGTCTAGCTTGATTACTAGCTCCCATCCATACATCCCTTTGGGAATGATTTCAGTATCTAAAAAATCAGCATAGAAAAACGAATCTGGTTGATAGCTAAATTCCAAACGATTTCCAACTGGTTGGAACTTTTCGACCAAAGTTGCTAAATTTGAAAATCGTTCGAAAAATATCCGAATGGTTCTCTCGTAATTATCAAAAGCGCCATCTTCCTGATTATAACTTCCATTCATCCCATACAATTTCAATTGTTCTGAAAAACGAGGGCTGGCGGAATGAATCGTGCCAAAATCTGTCACCACGCAGTTTTTGAAATTAACTGTTGAAAAATCATTTACTTTTAAGTAATTCGCCATTAAATCCCCTCCCTTCTCATAATATTGCCATGATAACGATAAGAATTCTCGGCCATTACTTGGCCGTCTAAATAAGTATTGAAATCCTTGTCTAATAATTTGCCAAGCAAAAACTCTACACTTTCTTTCAAGCTGACAAGTTCTGTCACGATAGCTTTGCTGCTACTATCCTCTGAATGGTTAGCGAACCTACCACTAGAATATGTAGATTTAGGATAACTAGAACTTCGATTTCTCGCATTGATTTCTTGAAAACGCCGGGTTAGATGAGAAATTTTAGTATCTTCAAATCCAATACCTTTCTCATAATTTGGAATACCCAAACGGTTCATCAAACTACGCGTTTTACCAGCTCTCATGACCTTGGTTCCAGGCGGCAATGGCAAGACCACATTTCGCCCTTCAGGGATAAACGATGTGCCATCAGGCAATGTAATCAATTCCTTGTAAAGCGTACCACGTTGGTCATTGACTGTAGCAAGACCACCAGGGTGATTTTCCGTACCCTTGGCATGTTGTTCGGTAAAGTACCGTGTAATGATATCAATGAACTTAAATGATGGCAAAGAGCTTAAAGATGCCCAAACGCTATTAATTCCTCCGCTTGTTTGGTTCTGTGCATTGATCCCAATCGGGCTATTTTGTTTAACAGCATTGACTGCGTTACTTGCAGCATTAGCCTCGCCCTGCGTTTTATTCGTAGCATTGATATCAATTGGAAAGTTTTGCTTAATCGCATTGATTCCAGCACTTGCAGATGCTGATTCTGGACCTGTTAAATCCGTTGCATTAATACCAATTGGAGCTTCTTGTTTTGGAAAGTTGACGCTTAATAATGCACTTGCTACTGCAGCTGCTGTATTATCTACTGCATCTAGTGATTTGGTATCAGCATTTGTTAAATTCCAAGACATGATTTTATCAATTGATAACTGACCATTATTTAAAACATCTGTTGCATTTGCTTTGAAGTCTTTGGTAAATGGAGTGGTTGCATTCCACGTAGTTAGAGTATCTGTTGATCTAGCAACTGCAGTTCTGAAACTCTCATCTGTCGCTAGTAACTCTTTTTGTTTTGGTGTAAGCAAATCATAATTGTAAAGCGCCTTTGAAGCTTCTTCAGCTTTGTTCATGACATCTGCATTTTTCAAAAGGAGTTCCTTGACTTCCGCAGGCATACTGTTCCAAATTTTCAACTGAGACTCACTGTCAAAGATAGCTTGTAGTCCGGCTTGATTTTGAACAATTAGTTGCTTTTCTTCAAGTGTCATAGTTGACCATTTACCTGACTCCACAAGAGCTTCTGCGATTGTCACACGAGCGTTAGAATTGATATCTGCATTTTTGGCGATAAACTTAAATTGTTCCCAACCTTCAGCAGATTTAGTTGCTTCTCCGATAACTTCCTTAACATTCGATTTAACTTCAAAATTACCATTTTCATTGATATTCCCGACTAGTAAGGACCAAGCGTCGTTTGCTTCCCTTGTTTCCTTGCTCATATCACTAGTATACTTAGCTAGGATACTATGGGAGTCACCCATTTTTCGAGAAGCTTCTGCTGCCTTCTGACCGATCACTTCATAAGATAGCCCATATTCTTCTAGAACTTTCTTGGCTTCTTCCCAGTAGTTCCAACTTTGCCCAGTTCGAGCTTTTACTTTTGCGTCAAGATTCTGCATAACTTGATAATACTTAACGCCCAGAGCTTCCATGGTTTGAGTATGATTAGCTTCTAGAGTCTGCATTTTCTTGTTGTAAGTTTCTTGATCAATAGCCTTTCCGTCTAACAACTCTTTCAGCTCACTCTTTGAGTTTTCGTAGAGTTTCTTTTCCTCGTCAAGGGCCTTTTTCAGAACATCCTTTGTATGATTTAGCTGAGTTTCGTTCAGATTTCTGACTTCGCCATTCAAAGCTTGTAAAGCTGCTTTCTGTTGCTCGGCTGACAAGTCCATCATCGAGAGTTTCGCCTTAATCATCTCATTCTGATTGTTCAGGATGATTTCTTTCTCCTCTTGAGAGAATTTGCTTGCATCGCCATTGTGTCTCTGATAAATCTCGTTAATTTGATTCATCATAGATTCAGCGTTTGAAACTATTTGAGCGTTCTTTTCTTTGGCTCTCGCGATATCTTCCTCACTCAGCCCCCATTTAGAACCAAGTTCAGCCATGCGCTTGTTTGTCTTATCAGCTGCTGAAGCGATATCATCATATAGTTTTTTAAAAGCACCTGAGACTTTTTCAGCGCTTCCTGCTGTACTTCCGAAGTTAGCGACTGCTGTACTTGTTTCGTCTACAGTCTTTTGAAAATCCCTCAGCTCGCTACGAGCGGTATCGCTTAATTGTGAACCGAATTCTTCAGTCTTGATCCGAGCTTCATCTTTTTTATTCGCTAGGTAAGCCAACCCTCCAGCAAGAAGAGCAGTACCACCGACCAATAAACCAATAGGATTCACAAGTGCTCCCAATGCCCCAGCGAATGTTCCCGTACTGGATGCCGCTCCTGTAGCTGCAGTTTCAACTGCTCCGGCAGATCCAGCAAACGCTTTTAAGCTACTAGCTGTTACTCCAAATTCTTTGAAATATTTAAACGAACCACTTAAAAAGCCAATTCCCTTTGAGAGCCCGCCAACAGCATTGATAACATTGCCAATAATTGATACACCACCACCTAGTAGTTTTAACGCAGGACCCGCTGCTGCAGCTATCAATCCCCATTTGATGATATTCTGTTGTTGCTCAGTTGATAATGAACTAAACTGCTTGGCTAAATCCGCCAAAGTTCCTAGCCATGGTTTGACTGCTCCTAATCCGTTTCTCAGAGCGTCTAACAATGGACCTCCGAATTCAATCGCGATGTCGATCAACTCGTTCTTCAACATCTGGAGTTTAGATTCCATAGTTTCGTAACGTTTGCTGGCTTCGTCAGTTAAAGCTGTACCTTTTTCCCATTCAGAATTTGCTACGTTCATAGCTTTACCCATGGTTTCAGCAGCAAGCCCCAAAGATTTCAACATGTTAGATTGTCGAACACCTGTTAAACCAAGCTCCTCAAGGATTTTATTTGCATCTTTCCCGCTTTCACTGGCCTTTCCAAGACCTTTTATAAAGTCCTGCAAAGCTTCAGCTGGTTTAGTTTTCCACTTTTCGGCGAACTGTTCAGCTGTCATTCCTGCTGTATCTGCGTAGATCTTCAATTTTTCTCCGCCTTCCGATACCGCGTTAGAAATCCCTGTGAGTGTCTGAGTCATGGCTGTTCCACCAGCCTCAGCTTCGATCCCCACCGAACTCATAGCAGTCGCCAAACCTAAAATTTCAGGCATGGTTAATCCAGCTAGCTTACCAGAAGCTGCCAAACGGTTAGACATTTGGACAATATCGCTTTCAGTTGTGGCAAAGTTATTCCCCAAACCAACGACTGCCGCACCGAACTTAGCTGACCAGGTATCAAGATCATCCCCTGAAACTTGCATGATGTTCCCGATTTTGGAAATCGAGGTTGCAGCTTCTTCCGCACTCAAGTTAGTAGATACCCCAAGGTTAATCATAGTTTTTGTGAAACCTTCAATCGAACCAATCGGTACACCTAATTGCCCTGCAGCTTCCGCTACGTTAGCAATTTCAGTCGCACTGGCTGGCATTTCTTTAGCCATATTACGAATGCTGGCACTTAATTTAGAAAATTGCTCAGGCGTTCCGTCAACTGTTTTCTTAACCCCAGCAAATGCACTTTCATAGTCCATTGCTGCCTTAACAGCTACACCAGCTCCGGCTAAAATAGGGGCAGTCACACCTTTCGTTAGAGCAGAGCCAAATCCAGAGAGACCTTCCCCAATTTTTTTGAATTTGCCGCCTAGCTCTTGAGCACTATTTCCGAATTTAGTAAAGGCACTGTCATCAATATAAGCTTGACGCATAGATTTTGCTAACTGCTCGTAGCGATTTTGCAATTCGGCCACTTTAGCAGCAGTCGCAGTCATACTGGCACTTGCTTCAACTAACTTTTGTTTTTGTTCAGCTGTTGCGGTAGAGACATCTCCAATACTCGCTTTTAGTTGATTATATCGCTCGCTCTGAGAACTCAAAAGCTTCTGATAGTCACCTAAAGCCGACCCAGTTTGCGATAAAAAGCCCTTTAAGTTGCTGACATTCTTACCAGCTCCCTTAAAGTTATTTTCCATCGCCTTCAGGGAATTATCGACACCCTTTAGATAGGTTTTCAACCTCCCAACATTTGACTGAAAAGGAGCGACATCTAAGGTTGCTGTGGCGACTAATTCACCAATGTTACTTGCCATTTATTCTCCTTTCTATCCAAAAAGAAATGGAAAGGCCTTATCAAGGGTTGTTTCTTCTTCCTCTTGGCTTTCTTTTGTTTCTAAAGCTTGCACCATCAAATCAAAATCTGATAAACGCATGCTTTTAATATCATGGATTGTATATCCTTGACTCATTAACGATTGAACCCAAACTAATAAATTATTTTGAGCTTCTTTAGGGCTTAACCCTTTTTCTTCTTTTTTCCCTCAGTGGTCTCTTTCTCTTCTTGTTTTCCACCAAGTGCTGCAAGATATAGATCATTCAATGTTTCGAGCGTTTCAACACTTGCGCCTTTCAAATCATCTACATCGAACTGCTCACCGTACATTTTCACAAACATATCAAGATACGCTTCATTCAATTCACGATGTTTAGCAGGATTTAACAAATCTTCCTTGTTTTCATACAATGAAGTTTGTCTAACTTGGTGTTCCAAAGCCAACAGGTTGTCTTCTACGTTTACGTAATCTTTTGAAAATTCCTTTAACACACCTGCTTTTTTAAATTTAATTTCAAACATTCTTTACTCCTTAAAAAATATAGGCTTGGAATAACCAAGCCTATTCTTATGCATCCTGTCCTACTGCGCCTGATTCAGCGGTCACTGTCCGTTCAGAACTAGCACCGCTTACGACTTTGGGAAGACGAGCTTACGGAATTCGGATTCTTGGAATTGTGTGTTGTCTTCACGACCAACTACGATTACAAGAGCATCGTCATCATCTCCACGAGCCACAAAGCTACCAGATACAGTATCATTCTTAGGTTCTGGTGAACCATCTTTAGTTTCCAAATCCATTCCTGGAAGAGAGAACTTGCCTTTAAGAAGACCAACCCAGATACCTTTACCATCGTCGCCAGTTGTACGGAACAAGCAAGCGATATCGTTTGGAGTCATCTTCTTGTTGTATTTTTCAACACCGTTTTCAACTGTGATACCGTAAAAGTCCTTACGAGCATCGCTCCCCAGATCAAGCCATGATACTTCAAGAGTTGTTCCAGTGATACCAGAAGACAATACTACGTATGGTCCATCATCTGCTGTGATAGTGTTCAATTCATTTGTGATATCCAGTTTCGCTGTTTTAATTCCTGGAATCTTTTTAGTTTCACCTGTGACGAGGTTTTGAGAGTTCAATACCCCATATTCGAAACCACGTAAACCAAATTTAACTTTAGACATTTATTTATTTTCCTTTCGTTTCTTCGAGATCACTCCAATCAAAAAGACGATATTTTCGAATGTTCATCAACAATCCAATATCGTCATCCATGTATCGAGGTTTCTCATTTGCTGTGTAGCGTTCAAATCCGCCACTTTCTAGTATTGCATCCATTCTTTTAGCGATTTGGTCCGCTTGTTTAGCATTCTTACACCAAAAGTTGATTGTGATGCGTTGTTCCATTGAGATGATTTTATCATCTGCATACTTGTGAGGTGCTTCATAAGTTAAATAAATTCTTGCAAACGGAGCAAGTTCTTTTTGCTTTAAGTTTGTAGGCTTTTCAGGAATATCATAAGTAAAGATACCTTGTTTATAACCTGGAAACTCTTTGCCTCTAAACTGATTGAAGAGTTGATTTAACTGTTCATCTGCTACCAAAAGTTTATATGCTTCAGTTTCAGCAATCATTTATTTTAACACCTCCCTTATTTTTTGTTTGTATATTTCTTTAGCGCGAGGAGTGACTGCATTGATAGTCTTTTCCTCGAAGTCCTGTGCTTTTTGATAAATCGTTCCGCTATCTGGGAACTTAGCACGCCAACCAGTCGACCGACCAAAACCAATATCTTTTGAAGGAACATCTCCTCCCCCTTTGAAATTGCTGATTCTTATATCTTCTTTCAATCGAGTGAGAGTTAGCTCGTCAGAAACTGGGGTATTCACCTCGAGCTCTTTCTTGAACTCTCGGGCCACTTCTGTGACAGCTTCACGAGCAACTCTTGGCGCTTTAGCCTCTAGCTTCGTAAGATTATCAAGACAAAGATCCAATCCTTTCGTCATGACACCATCACTCCCTTGATTAAATCAATTTCCTTGTTAGCATAGTCACGTTCAATAGCAATGATTTGATATTCATTACCATCAAATTCTACATAACATGAATTGTCAAAAGGCAGTTTTTGTAAATGACGAATTAAGAATGTTTTGGTGTCTTTGTGCTCTGACAACCCACTAGCTTTCGTGACCGTTGCATTTTCGCGAAAGTCTTTGATAGAAGTTTTAGATACTTCTGCCCAGCAAGTATACAAGTCTTTTCTTTCGAAATCTAGTACCTCTCCATCTTCATTTTGTCCACCTACTCTTTGAAAAAAAGTAATGCGGACATTCATGTTACGTGTCCGCATTAACTTTCCCTCCTTGTTCGAAGTTGATGGATAATGTTCAGGACACCATTTGCTAATGGATAACGCATGGTATCCGCTGACATTCCTCGATGTTCGTACTCTTCCTTGACTTGTTTCTTGACAGCTAATCGGAATTTCGCATAAGACTCTAAGTCCTCAGGTTGCAGTTTGCTATCGATGGCAAAACAAATCTGCTCTCTAGCTGACTCAATAAGTTCAAGTAGTAACTCATCTTCAAAGTCATAGTCGATTTTACAATACAACTTAACTTCTTCGAGAAAACTATTCTTTTTAGGTTCCATGGCTCTAACCTCCAATCAAGGCTAATAGTTGCTCTTTAGTTTGTGACGAGTTGTAAGAAATTCCTTTGCTATCTAAATAAGCCATGATTTCTTGCTTGGTGCTACTTGCGGTTGGTACTGCTAGAGTTACCGCTGATCGTGAGACACCCCCACTAACTGGGGGAGACTTAGGGCATAGTTACAAAGTAACCAGCTTTAGCATCTGCTTTCTTAACATCAAAGCGAACAACTGCTTGCAAGTATTGACCATAGATCTCATTGTCAGTCCAGCGAAGACCCAATTCTTGACGGTCAGCAAAGAGTACAGCACGTTGTACATCACCAATAAAGGCTTTAGCTTCACCAGCTACACCAAGCATGGTATCAGCAACTACGAATACTGGATGACCAAGGAAGGCTTTGCCTGATGCAGAAACAATAGAATCTTGGAGCAAGTAGCGACCATTCTTGTCTTTCAAAGTGTCCAATTTTTGGTAGAAACTTTGAGAAACTACGAATGAAACGTTGTAAGCGGGGTCAAGGTCAACATTCAAGATAGCTTTGATAGCATCCAAATCTGCTGTTTGTTTTTCTTCGAATGTTTTCAAAATAGTACCGATTGCATCATTTGTAGTGTTAACTTTGATTTGGTTAGCTGCTTCAGCAACAATAGCAAGCAAGTCAACATCTGCATCGTCAATCGCTTCTTGTGAAAGTGGAATTGCTCCACGGTAAGTCTTAACTTTCCAAGCGACATCTGTGAATTCAGGCTTAGCAAGAGCTGGGTTCTTTTCCAACTCTTCTACGCTTGCCATTTTAGAGGTAGCGTGTTTTAGAATTGGATACGATCCTTCACCTTTGGATGCTTTGTGAACTGTCACGAATTGTTTAAGGTCAAGAACTGTCTTGACTTCACGGATTGGTGTAGTAACGATTTCTTTGCTAGTTACTTTTTCAGTCCCAACCTTCTTCAATCCGTCTTGTGTCGGGTTCACCGCTTCGTTCATAGGCACAAGAACTTCTTCTTGACCTTCAAAACGTAGACTTTCATTACGAATGCGACCTTTAGAACGAATAAATTCATTTACTGATTCACGGTAAGATTTACCTTCTGTTTTTACTTCGTGTTTTTCGCCAGATGCATGCGCTCCAGTGCCTTCTTCTGCAATTTCATAAGTTTTCAAATTTGCTTTTGCTTCAACTTCTTGCGCTTTTAGTGCTTCGATTTCAGCACGAATTTTTCGAGCTTTTTCAAGATCATCAGAGTTCAAAACAGATTTCAACTCATCTGTCTTAGCTGTAATTTCAACACCGATATTAGCAATCTGTGCCTTGAGTTGTTTCATTTTTTCTTTAAACATACCTTCTTTTCTCCTTTTGGGTATAAAAAAGAGAGCTTAAAGCCCTCTAAGTAATTCTTCTTTTTCAATTTCTCGTAGCATATTTTTGATTTCCGACTTACGCTTGCTACGGTTAGCGTAAAAATCATCAATAACAGCTTGTGGTAACAATCCATTTTCTAGGCTCGCTACTGCTCCAACATCATCAAAGGTCATCACTTCATCTGCAAAGCCTTTTTCAACTGCTTCACTAGCTGACATGAAAGTTTCGTTTCTCATCATATCGATGATAACCGATTCTTCCAATCCAGTTTTAGCAGCATACGCATTCACGATAGCCTTGTCGCTAGATTTTAACGCATTAGAAGCTTTGTCTAAATCATCACTATTACCAGATACATATCCATAAAGTGCTTTGTGAATCATAATCTGCGCTGTTGGACTGATAAGCACTTTATCAGCTCCCATGATTGCAACACTAGCAGCGCTTGCTGCCATTCCTGTTACTTCCACAGTCACATTCCCTGGATAACTCTTCAACGCTGTATAGATTTCACTTCCAACAGTTACAAGACCACCGTTGGAATTAACTTCCAAAACAATGTCACTATTGTCTTCTGGAAATGAATCTGTGATAGATTTAGCGCTGACAGCTTCCAAACCAAAATAGTCATAAGCTTCTTGGTTATTGTTTGGAATCAGTGGACCTTTCATCTTGATTCTCTTTGGCATCCTTTGTCTCACCTCCTTTCATTGATTGATATTCTTCTTTCTTGTCCAAGAAGACATAGTTCAAACTTGACTGGTAACGGTCCATATTTGGATCAGTAGAACGTTCCTTACCAAGTTCAATCAAGGCTTGGTTAGGTGTTAGGATTTGATTGTTTACAAGTTTTACAATCTCATCTACGTTTCTACCAGTCACGCTACGAGTGTCAAAGTCAACACGATACTTCCTACGTTCTTCATCATCGAACACTTTCAAAGCCAATTCGCTTGTGATTGCATCGAAATAGAACGGTAGATCATTCGTTACATAGTCTTCCGTCAACTGCGCGACAGACTGGTTAGGACTATTGACTCCCAGCTTGAAACTAGGAACTCGTAAAGCTTTAGCGATCTGTGCAGTTGAAAAGTTGTTCGATGTAATCAACTGTAAGACGTTCGTATCAATTTCAAGTGGAGTGTATTCCTGTGTATCATCAAATACCAACGGGCTGCCACCTGTCGAACCCTCACGCATCTTCTCAAAGTCCATACGGGCCTTTTGCCTAGCTTCGCCGTTTAATTGAGAGCCTTTAAGCTTGATAATTCCACTTGAGAAGCCATCCCTAAAGAATTTAATTAAGGTATTCAGACCGCCGTTTTGTAAGCTTATTTCATCACCTAAAGACAATAGCGGAGACCTACCCAAGATAGTATCATGGCTAAAGAACTTCCAGTGAATAACCTCGTCTGCTCCACAACGAATTTCTCGGCCATTTAATCGGTCTCTGAACGTGTAAATCAATTCGTGGTCATCAGTCTCCTCGACAGTCGTTTCAGACGGTCTAAAGAATTGAAATTCTAATGGTTTACCACTGATTGGATCTCGTAGAATACGAGAGAATGAATTACCAGTCAAAATTGTATTGACGGTCATCGCAAACTTCCATTGTCTTGCTGATGTGTTGCTTGTGGATTTAACATTCAGTAGATAATTCATATCTTCATCTTGTTCAATATTGCCCATTAAATCCTTTTTTAACAATGGAAAACGAGCAACATCACCAGCTATAATAGATACAGCAGTCAAGACATCACTATTCTTTAAGGCAGATATACCAGTATATTCAGGACTTGAATTTCCAGAAAGTACCGAAGAGACATAATCGTCATAAGATACTTTTGACGAGCCTAAAGATTGAAAAAAAGTCATTTATTTTCTCACCTCCTTTCTAATTCACCCCCTTGTTTTACTGATATACAAGGCTAATAATATTAAAATAGTGCCACTACATAAAAAACCTGCTACTTGATTTAATAAGAAAAAGCCATAGATTAAAAATCCAAGGCCTATCAATAGCAATATTGTGTGAATATGTTTCAATAATCTCAAAATAGCGAACCTCCTTCCAAGATTTTCTCATTTGTCCAGTAGCCAGTCCCGTCGAATGGCTCTAAGTAACAAGCAGCATAAGCATCTAATAACGCGTCCAGAGGGTCGATTTTATTACTATTTTTGTTCTTATCAATCCTCATACCATTGTTATCAACTCTGGTATATGCATTATTGATTGCCATTGTTAACAACTGATTTCCACTGTGCTTGATTTTACCTTGACGGACATCATCACGAAATTGTTTCGTGGGCATATTCAAGACCATGGTGGTTTGTGGTATCTGGACTAGTGGCCATTCTGGATGTCGTTTTTCAATCATAGTTAATAGCGAACCGAATTGATAAGGGTCGAAGTAAATACCTTGTAACTCCCAATCGTTCCCGTATACCATTTCTTCAATCTTCTCAAGAACACGCTCATCATCAATAACACCACTTTCAAGAGTGGTAATCTCGCATTCGCCCATTCGTTCTAAATTGGTATAAGAAACACCGTCTCGTTTTTCTTTAGCAATCAAACCGTACTTGGTAGCCACGAACGAGAAGCTATCTGCATACCAATAATCATCCATCATGATCATTGGAGAGATAGAAAACAAGTCACTAGATCTACCAACATCGACCCCTAACCAAACTCTACGCTTTGTGGTGTCAGGTTTATCAATCTTGGCTTTTGCCCAGCACTCTTTATCCATGTAAGATTCCTCAGAGGATTGTCTCCACATATTGTAGTTTTTAACCAAGACCTCATTCACAGCCCCTGTCTCTAGAGATACCTTTCTACGATTTCGCAAGTAATTCATGATTTTATCGTAAAGTGCTGGCACCTCAAGGATTGGATTCGACTTTATCCAGTTTGTTTCATCTGCAATCTCCTCCTCGTTATCTTGCTCTGCGATAAAAGCGAAGTATCCATCATCTTCTACTTCCTCATTCAAGATCTTCTCAATATAGGGATATTCAATCGTGTGCATCGGGACATTGAGATCGAGTCCCGCCGTGGAAATAATCAGAATTAGCGGATTGTCCAACTGGCCTTGACCAGATTCCAAAAGTTCAATCATTTCATTTGTTTTAGATGCTGCGAACTCGTCCAACACTCCGACATATGGTTCAAAGCCATCTACAGCCCCTGTATCGCGACTTAACGGACGGATATAGGATTCGTCCACCAAGTTCCTCAACTCTTCTCTGATCCGCTTTGTGGCCTTCCTGACATCCTCATCTTGTGCCCTCAACGCGTCCAGTTGCTTCCGAGCCATCTCAAAAGCGATTTTAGCTTGGGTTTTATCATTTGCGGTACAAAAAAGCTGTCTAGACATTGCTGGATTGCGGCCAAACAAAAACTCATAAAGTAAAATACCTGCCACAAGAATTGTCTTCCCATTCTTACGGGCCAGCGAGATCATCGCTTTCTTAAAGCGCCTTATCGATGTGTCAGACTTTCTTCTCCAACCGTACAAACTCGATAAAATGAATTTTTGAAAATCTGCCAGTGGATATGGTTTGCCAGTTTTGACGTCTGGGAGCATTTCAATGAAATCTATCGGATTTTTTGCTTTGTCAGGTAAGTAAATATATGGAAAGTCTTCATCATCCATACGCTTCAAATCTCTTAAATGTCGCTTGCAAGCTTTTATAACTTTCTTGCTGGCTATGATTTCTCCACTTACGACTCTTGAAGCATACTGATAAGCTACGTCTTCCACACAATCACCTCCTAACTACCAAATTTATCAAAAATACTCTCTTTCTTTTCTTCGACTTGTGGCACATATAATTTCATGCGACTGTCCACGGTAAGACCAAGTTGTGATGCTGCACGAGTCAGATTAGTAGTCGCACGTTCTAAACTATACAACATTTTATTCGGGAGAATCTTACCGCTTTCCGTTTCGTACACATATCCCTCTTTCTGCAATCCACGAGATATTTCTTTATAGACTGCGTACCATGTGCAGTAGGTTTCCAATACCGCCCGATCTAGGTTTCTTAGGGGTAGCTTTCGCAAATCATTGATGACTCGTTTATACTCAGCCTTTGCAATCGGATCAAAATGTTTTGGTGGAGTCAGTTGTAAAGCATCCAATCCATCTGAAGCCTTATCCTGTATGGTTTTTTTAGCTATTTTTTCTTCTTTTGTCAGATGACTTTTTGTAGCTTCGACTATCTTTATTTTTCGTCCCATGCGTTACCTCCTTTACGTTAATTTTTGCAGTTTAAAGATTTCAAAAACGGAATTTTTCGTACAGAAGAGGGCAGCGTTCTTATATCCGAACGATACATACCCCCGTTTAAAATAAAAGGGGGTATTTCCGTACAATTTATAGTGTGTTACTGACTAATTTGCCCTTTTGCATTCTGTTTTTATTCGCTTTTTGAAATCTATTTCTATTTATTACTACACAATCAATAAGAATACTTCTCTTTGATTGCTTTCTTATCATTGCATTTCTTACAACTTGCTTGAAGATTACTTCGATCTAATCTTCTTGACCAATCTTGTTTAACGCTAATGATATGGTCAGTCATAGTAGCTTCATCGCCACACATTGCGCAGACATAGTCGGCTTCGAGCAAGACTTGTTGACTTGTTCGCTTCCAAATTGTTGAGTTATAGAACTGCTTAACCTCTCTATCATACTTCCAACGAGTACGATTGTACTCAGTATACTCATTGTTTCGTTGATCATAGTCTACTGAGGTTCTTCTCCCTCCAAGTATTGTAAGTTTTTTTGGTTTCATTTTGCCCTTTCTAAAAAATATGTATTTTATGCGCATTTATTCTTGACATCTGTTTTTATTTTGTGTATAATATAAGTATAGAAAGTGAGGTAAAGCAAATGCCGATAACGCCTAAACAAATGGTTAAGTTGTTAAAGAAGAACGGTTTTTACAAAGTGTCTCAACGCGGAAGTCATATAAAAATGAGAGACGATAAAGGACATCAAACGACTGTTCCAATGCACAACAAAGACCTAGATAAAGGTACTGAAGATGCTATCTTGAAACAAGCAGGTTTGAAATAATCTGCTTGTCTCTTGACTTGCTTTACCTCTCCCCTACATTAGAAAGGAATACACTATGTTACTCTACCCTGCTATTTTTAAACACGGCGATACAGCTATCACTGTCACTTTTCCAGATATCCCTGAAGCTATCACGCAAGGAAAGGATTTGAACGAAGCCTATCAAATGGCTATTGAGGTTCTTGGATTTGTTCTTGAGGACTATCAAGAATATCCTCGAGCAAGTTCTACTTCTCAAGTTCAGGCTGACAACCCAGACGCAGAGGTCGCTTTGATCAGTATTGATATGAATGCCTATCTACGTAAGTATCACTCCAAAAAAGTTCGTAAGAATGTGACTATTCCTGAATGGTTGAATAACCTTGCAGAAGAAAAGAAGCTCAATTTTTCTCAGGTTCTCACCGAAGCCCTTGAATCTAAACTTCAAGTTTAAGAGTTGCTCTTGCAACTCTTTTTTTGTAAAACAAAAAGCCACACAATGTGTGACTTAATAAAGACCTCTCTCTGCGAATTAAAATCGCAATTGGAACGACAGGACTCGAACCTGTGACGTTTCAATTCACTAAACAGGAATTAATCCGTCTACCATATATCCATTAACCAGCATGAGACTACTGCTTTAAACGAGTGACTTTTGATAACTTATAGTTTATTATCTTGTCCACAAATATTCCTACCTGTATCACTCATGCACGATTGGTTAGACCAATCACTCCTTACATCACAAACTACTAAGCCATTTTTCAATTAACGAAGACCCCGCTAAAAGTCTAAGCTGCTTTACTCTTTGACTTTACTCTCATCCTTGCGAGACTTGAGCAGGCAATCTAATTGCCGAAGTGCACTTTCGTTTGCGACGGGCGATGACTTTTGCTTTTTTGAGTTTTTTCTATCTTGAATAGCCTTAAAATATAAAAATCATCTTTCATCTATCACAGACACGCATCGCCATGTGTTTCATTCTCTTTTGAAGAACAAAATGCACAGCGCCTGCTTGTTATCGATTGTTTTGCGGACAATCGACTCACCTTACATAATTTTGGGAGGCACCCAATTTTTGCAAGATATGGTATTAAGCTCTTGTTGCACCTCGAACCAAATACCTTTTTCCTCTTATAGACTCGTCTCACAGCCAAACTGCCACGTTTGCATTTCCTCAGCACCTTGCCGTTGGAATCTTTCTGCTTTAACTTCGCCCACCTATTCCAAAACTGAAATAGTTAAGATTAAATTGCTTAGATTGACCATTGCTGGCAGAATGTTTGATAGATTTTAAAACATCCTTTTCCTGAGTTACCACAGATTATCTAGGCTAAGCCCTAAAAATGCAAGGCGACCACAACCTTGCGTGTTAATTAGAAATTACTTTTTCCTTTTTTATTTTTTTTAGTCTTTTTTGCGATATTAAAACATCCTACTCTATCGCCACTGGTAACCCAAGCCAGCAGTTTTTCAGAAGCTTTTCTAGGCAGTTGCCTAAGGTGCCTTTGCTTCAATTCTTGATACTACCATTCTAACAGATTTTCGGAACCATGCCGTCCCAAATAGTCCCATTTTGAACTTATAACATCAGATAACTTCTTCTAGGGCTAAAATTGCCTCATTCTTTAATCTGTAATAGGTTGTACGGCTCATTTTCAAGTCATAACAAATACTATCAGCTGTACCTTTATTGATGTAGGTCATCCGTAAGATTGTACGATGTTTAGGATTGGTCAGCTTGTTAATCATCCGTCCCAATTCCATTTTCCGATTGATTACAACATTGGTATCTTTCTCAATTTCATCCTTCATCGTGATAAGCTGGACATATACATCATCAACCTTCTTTGTCTGACTGCTCTTAACCTTGACATCGGACCACTTCGGACTCGAGAGCAGGCCAGCCTCAAGTTCGTTGATTTCGTCGATACGACTCTGGATATCCATGTCAAGGTTCTGTAATTCGCTTAAAAGCTCTTTAGCCTTGTTCACTCTCTGTCTCCTTTTGTGGTATAATAATATTATTGAGATTATAGCTGAGACAGAGAGTGTCTTGGCTTTTTTTATTTAGTCTCTTTTCGTTACTTTAAACGGGATAATACTTTCAGGCATGTAGTTGACCTCATATTTGTATTGATCTACTTCAGCACCTTCAAGATCCTCAACGACATACATATTCCAATCTGTTAGACTTACCATGTGTTTCTTATAAACGCCTTTCGCGGTTTCGACTAAGATTTCAAGTCGTTTGCCTTTGTTCGCCTCTGTCTCTACAGAAATACGCCCAATAACTTCAAACTCAACTTTATCTGTTCGAGTGTTAATAACGGCCACGCGGCGGACGACGTTGAAATTATCTGCTTCCTGGCTGACGTTGTAAGAAACCTTTTTGCTTTCACGGCAAGCAGTTAATAATAACAATGCACTTAATACTGAAATAACCGCTACAATTTTTTTGATTTTCATTTTTTTACCTCCAAAAGTTCTGGATTTTCGTAGATGTTCCCAATAACTTTGTAATACGGTAGAAATTCCTTTGTGATGTCAACCCGATAGGTACGACTTAGACCATCACCGTACCAGCGACCTTTGTCTTTGTCGTATTTGACGATAAAGGTATATTCTGTCTGTATCTGATGATGTAAGATATCGCCTTCAAAAACTTCTGTACCTTCCTTGTCGACTAGTCCTGTTGATTGCATGATACATTCGTAATCATCAAAATGTAACCAATCTTTTTTCTCTTCGATCCAAATGATAGGACAAGTCCAGTTTTCGTCATCTGTATCACAATTGCCTACCATGACTCTATAATTCATTTCGTTTCTCGTTCTATCCCACGCTCTAAATTTCGGAATCATCTTGCACCTCCAAACTAACAGTTATAGCCTTTTTATCTTCTTTACAGATAAAAATAAGTGTTGCGCCTTTTTTCAAGTTTTTTAAATCCTTTTTTGTGAGTTTCACTTTATGGACTTCGTAGCTTTTGCCATCTATTTCAAGCATCAGGTAAATCCTCCTTAGATAAACAAACTAGCCAACCAAATTAAAAATGCACATGTAATGATTTTCGAAATACTGCTCTTCACAGCATACGAATAATCCTCTTCAGATTCTTTTTTGCTGGATAATACAGGCCAGATGAAAGATAGTAGTGCATCCATCCCTAATGCTTGCCAAACTGTAATTTTACTGACTGGAACAATCGTTGTGATAATCTCATTCCAACCATACTGAACTACAAACGGCGATACAACGATTACAAATACCACCCCAATAATGATTCCTAGTTTTTTCATTTTACAAATCCTCCTCTTTCACAAAAGTTCCGTCAATCCAGCGACCCTTGCGGTCTTTGATTTCTTGATAGGCTAGTTCAAAACATTCTTCAAAATCATAACCTAGCGATTTGCTTAGCGATTTTAACCATCGGATTGTACGTATGAGACTTAATTTACGAAAATCTTTAGAAAATGAGTCTTGGTAAATCTGGAAATCGCTTATATTTCTACTTAAATGACTAAAACATGTCATTACATCTCTATCATTTTCTGATGTTTTAAAAATCTTATGCACATCCTCCTTAATCAGCAACGCCAACCCGACAATCACGACCGCACAATCTCCGATACTGTCCTTGGTTAACTGCTCATTCTTTTTGAGATAGCCTGCACATAACTCACCGAACTCTTCACTCAACTTGAGTGACTGCTTATCTAGTCGTCCACCGTTTTCAAGGTCACGGTCAATAAACCATTGTTTTACGTTTTCTAATGTGGTCATAATTTATCCTCCAAGATTACTGAACGGAACTTCCCATCCATAATTATCATACTTACGTACGATATCTTTTAAAATTTCACCTTTTGAGATTTCAATTTCTTGTGTAAATTCCATACCTTGTTCAAACGTGAATATCTTAATGTCAACATTGAATTTATCAGAGATTTTTGTGTAATCGTCTGGGATAGCTCTCCATACCTGCTCAAAATTATCAAGTTCGATGATAAGAAAATCATCATCAAGATGAATTTCAAAACTATCATTGTCAATAAAAGCACGTTTTGTGCCATTGATATAAAAATAAGAGTCCGTTGTAGTAAAAGTGATTATCTCACCATCTGTATCTTCTTTGATTGTGATGTCTTCAACAGCTCCAAACATATATTTCAAAGCTGATTTAATATTTTCTGCACGTCCTCTTAGTTTAATTGTTCCTTTTGCAAAATTTGCCATATCTACCTCCTTATTAGCGAAAAACTATATTTTCACCTCATCTCCAACTTTTACCTTCTCGTACACATCTTTCGTAACCACGAACACGCCGTAATCACGAATCATAAGCGTGTATAACTTGCCATGTCGTCCTTTCTCTACGACTTTGCCGAATATCTCAGCGCCTGCGTTATCAGCTTTATAGATAACCATCGGGCGCTTTTCTTCCAAATCTCGAATCCTATCCATCTGCCAGATATTCAATCCAGCAGATAGTAAGATCCAGATTGCTATGAATCGTTTCAATCTGTGACCTCCTGCTTTGGTTTAACCCAAATCTCTAAGTAAAAGCTTTGATCAGGTATCTCCAGTATCGCTGTAGTGGTTTTGCCATCAGAACCAACGATAATTTCTCCGATCGCCAAAACTAAGTCTCCAATTGTGCTATTTAGCGTAAGGTTCATTCTGTGACCTCCTTAAAGCGCCCATCTATTTCGGGGCTTATTTCTTTTGAAAATAGGATTCTTCTTTTCTTTTTTCTTCTGCTTCTGATAATCGCTATCTTTGTTAAAGATAATATCTTCATCTTCAATCAGTTCAGGAATGAAGTATTTATATGCAATCATCACTCATCCTCATCCATAATTTCATTAAACTGCTCTTCGTCAATAAGTCCACGGTCAATCATTGTTTGGACCGTCAATTCAATTTTAATCAAACGATTTAATTCATCGTTAGGCAATGTAGCCATAATAACTTCTTCCATTACTCCACCTCCTCAATCTTGATTCCTGGGCAATCGAACACCCAACCGAAGTCCGCATCTTCTAGTTCTTTGCGGGTGAAATTTGTAGCTATTCCACCCAAAGAGAAGAATAGTTTCTTATTCACGGCATTATAATATAGCAGTTGTTTTGTTGCTTTCATAAATACTGTATACCGCTTCTCCTTCTCGACCTCGTAGCCTAGAATCCAAGCAAGACAGTATTTTTCGATATTGCCTTCGTAAAACCAATCGGGAACTCTCTTGTCATAATGATCCTCGATTGTTCTCATTGCTCCATAAACATGAAAGTTGTTTTTCTTTTTAAATTCTATATAGTCAGCAACGAATTGCGGGATTGTGACTTTCTGCGGTTCGTCTAGTTGGTCCAAATCTTGTAGAAAAATTTGACGGGCACTTTCTGCTCCTGGAGCATCCCATACACCCTCAAGTTTTTTATACTTCTCAATCAATCGCTGTACATTCATCTTCTAACTCCTCAACTTATCTTGTGGTTTTCCAATTCTCCAAATTCACGGCCATAGTTGACAAAGTACGAACCAATCAGGATTGCATCTGCTTCGTCATCTTTGACGTTCAGACAAAAACCATCGGCCACTTTAGCAACTGCCTGCAACTTCATTGATTTCTTGCTTCGGTCTTTATAGCTGAACTTCCAATACTTGCGCCAAGTCGAAACATTCACAAAATACACATTGTCAGCAACCAACCGTCCAAGAATGATGCCTGTCACAATTCCGATACTGATCATAGATTGTTGATTTGGTCCCATGACTGAGTTCTTCTCGACCACAATCGATTCAAAATGGCAGTCGTATTTTTGGAGCGCTCTCGATTGAATGGCTCGCAATTCGCTAGCCATGAAGCGTCCACGTTCAAAGAACGATTTGCTTTTATGTTTTAAGACACCACTCTGGACAAGGTTAGGGCCGTGAAACACGGCCCATCCTGTCGCAGTAGTTGAAATGTCTAACGATAATGTCAGAGATTTCATTGCAGTTCTCCCTTGATACCGCAAAGATCAAAGAGATTCCGCTTGTTGTTTTCGATGAACTCAAATAACTTCTGAAGCTCGGCCAAGTAGCGTTTTTCTCTCCTGACTCCAAGGCTTGTATGATACTCTGTCGGCGTTTTCGGTGTTACCCTGATGTCTAGCCAATAGAGAGGCTCGAACACGTCGCCACTTGTGTCGAGAGAAGCATCTGCATCTGCGTTTTTGAATTCCATCTGGATGTCGTAGTTTATCGCATTTGATACTGCGATATGTCTACCAGCAATCTCAAGTGCGATGCTTGTACCCGGGATTATAATTTTATTTATCATTTTCTTTCCTGCTATCATTTCAAAAAAAATGCGACTGCCTCTGCTGTTGTGAGTTTGGCTAAATACGGGCAGTCGCTCATCCAAGGTCACATGACCTTTATTGACGTGTTTCTAGTTCGCAGTTTTACAAGAATGCCCGGCTTGTTTAATTTTGAGTTGTTTCCATTTTGGAAATAGTTGGTTTTGGGTTATTTTTTCCCTCTTAAAATGGCAACAATTCAATTATGATAAAATCTTCCTCAACTACTTTGACTTTATCAACATACGCATCCTGTAACTCTTCTTCTGTGTGATACATTGTTCTGTTTTCAACACTTTCATTCCAACGAATAAATCGAGGTTTGAGACCAGGCCATCCAGAACGACCAAACAAAGCAATACACTCGTCTTTATCTTGATGTATTGCAAATGTGATGCCATGAGGACAACCTGTGTCGTGAGTTTCTAGTATGTCTTTTACTTGTTTACTCATCAAATCACCTCCACACGCTGGCTCAAAGCTTTTGTTTTGCAGTATTCACAATGGCCGCATGGCTTTGCTTTCTCCTCGCCTTTTTTAACCTTGTCAAGGCGCTGGATGATCATAGATAACTCTGTCAGCTCATAGCCAAGCTTTTCCTGAGTTTGAAAAACGATGGCTCTTGTGTCGGGAGTCGGCTCTTTTGTCACTGCGTATATAATAGGGGTGAACTCTTTGCCGTACTTCTCTTCTAGCATCTTCTTGTAAGTCGCCATCTGAAGGACATATCCCAAAGCCTCAAACCAGCGGACTTGAATATTTCTCCCGCTTGCTTCATCTTGGACCCAGACCATGCTATCAATGTCTGATTTTGTGGTCTTAATATCCACGAAATACCCTTTTTCGACATTAAGGCAGTCAATCTTACCTTTGAATTCCACTCCTTCGATTTCACCTGTGACAGCAACCTCTTTCTGACCGACATAAAACTCCATAAATTGCTTGTCGGCCTCCAGTCGCTCAATCATGCGCTGGCCGACCAAGAAGTCAGATTTTAACTGACCTTTGGTCTTTCCGGTTTTCGAAATCATGGCATCTGCATTTTCATCCATGAATTTCTTGTGTACTTCTGGACTTTCAAAATAGCTGTGTACCATATTCCCGACCAAGAGAGCCGTGTTGTCTCTCTGGTCTTCCCATTCTCCTTCCAGCTCTGCTAGCGCTCGCGCTTCACACTCTCTAAATCGCTTATATTGCGAGATAGACCAGTAGCGACGTGCAGAAGCTGCTGAATAGTAATCTTTGCCAAGTAAATCTTGTGTCATTCCATTTCCACCTTCACTGATTTTGACTTCGGTTCAAAACGAACGCCGTGAGAATTAAGCCATTCTTTGAACTGTTCTTTAATTTCCTTTGCGTTCTCTGCTGGGAAAATCAAGTCCACAGTAAATTTGTAGCCATATTTTTTAGCCACGTTATCAGAAGCCATATTTTGCGATTTTTGGCCTACTCCTTGTTCGTGGGCACTATTACCCTCCGAACTCGTTTCAGGCTCAAATTCTGGCTGATTTTGGGTGTAGGATTGATTCTGAGTGTTTCGTTCTGCTTCCGCTTGAGCTTGTCTCATTTCAGCCGCGTCTGCGTGTAGGATATTGATAACATCCAAAACGGACTTGCCTTCCTTGAGCATGTCAGCGTATTTTTGAGGAGCTAGATTATTATCCTCTGCAATAGCTGTCATTTCCTTGATACGTTTTTTAAGCTCTTCCTCTGCCTTGGTTTTGTCTGCTAGGTCTTTATCGTCTAAAATAGCTTGCAGGATATCCTCTAGCTTGGCCCCTCCTTCATATAGTCGGATATAGACAGCTGGACCAAATCCGGCCTTAGCAGCTGCTTCTGTTATCTGGATAAGTCCGGCCTCGCGTTGCTGTTTTTTGGTTGCTTCTTCTGCGACCAAATCAACAATCATCTTAGAGGTCGCTTGATTGATTCTCACATTGTCAGCCATGAAGCACTTTTTCTTGCTGAGATCGTCAAAGTAAATAGCAAACAGCTTGATATCGAGATCAACTCCGCTATCTGCGATTGCAGATTCAAAAGCTTCTCTGACTGTTTCCTTGCGAGCTTCTGTCGCTCTCTCTTCAAATTCTCTAATCTGATTTTTGATGTCAGCCTGCAAAGTTTTGATAGGGTCCAGTACAGCATTAACCCATGCTTTCACTTCGTCCAGCGGACTAGAGTAGTCCTTGAGCTGGTTTTTGAGTTCTTGTTCAATCTGACGTTGCACTCGTCCCAATTCGTCTTTAACCTTGGTGTCATCTGACAAAGTTTCTTCTGTTACGATATAGCCAGCGTATTTCTTTTGATATGCTGCTAAAGCTTGTTCCAAAACCTCCTTGCCTTGGATTTCGATTTCAGCCGCTTTCAGGACAAATCCGACTTCTAAATCCGTCACTGGAACGAGTTCTAGGCTATCTGTTACATCTTTCAATTCTTCAGTCATTCTAGAAATCCTCCCCTTCTAGCATGTCCATTTGGCCGGTTTCTTCGTCGAAATCCGTAATTTTTTCGGTAGCTGAATTTTGAGCGTCATCTTCAAGAGGTGTAATATCTTTAGCCTGTTCTGCTTCCTCTGGAGCGCTCAGCAAATCAGAGAGATTTCCCGGTTCTTGAGGTGTGACGTCCTTCGCTCTCTTCACTTCATTTACATTCGAATCCTCGTTATCAGCCAGAATAGCCTTTTGTAATTCGATTGAAAGCGGCGCATACTTGCTCAAAAGCTCTTTTATAAGCGTTTTTTGAGCCATGGCGTCAAATTCAGTTTTCCAAGGCGTTCCTGGTTTAAAATCTCCAATCTGCTTGTCGTAGGTTTTAGAATATTTCTGAGCATGTGCTATGACTTTTTCTTTTTTCCAAAAAATCATCTTTCGAAATCCATTGATCAATTCCAAACTTGCAAAATATCCCTCAACCTCTCCGCTATCAACTTGCTCTTCTTTGAGGTGTAACGTGCCATAAACTTTGTCGTATCGCAAAAATTCCTCTTTGTAAACGATGTCGCAGTTTATGTTTCTGATTTGTCCACTACGTTGCGCCAATTGGATAAAACCTCTGTAACCCATCTGGAATTGAGCTTCATTTATTTTCACCCAAGTATTTCCGCGCTTCTCGCTTCGGTTATACGGTACTACATACGCCATTCCAAGGCTTGGCTCAATCGGCAGCTTCAAAGTTGCTGCTTTCATGGCTGCGTTCATGATACTTGTATTTGTGGCCTGGGCCAAATAACTATTGTTGTTTATAATCGACAACAAACTTGCAACGAATTGTGATTCACCCCCGTCTAATACTGATTTAAACCTTTCTAATGCTGCCGGGCTTTTGAATGCTTGTTGCGGTGTTAGTGTGTCAAATTTAGCGATTTCATTCGTCATTTTTGATTTCTCCTATGTGTTCATGTTAATTCTGCGGCTACACTTACTGTTTAAGTTATCCAATTCATTGTTGTAATCTTGAATAAGTTGCAAATTCCGGTCAATAAAACGTTCTACAACTTGACCTAAAAGTTCTTGCGTTGTCACACCTCTTAGTTCAGCAAGAAGTCTGATATATTCTTTTTGCTTTTCAGAGATCTCTGATCTTATAAATGACTTCCCTTTGCTGGCTATCTGTGCCATTTTCTTCTTCCTTTCGTCTTCTTCAAATTCCAATTTTCACGTTTTATACGTCTGTTTTCGTTTTGCAATTTTAAAATAATATTTTGTTGTTCGTTGATAATCTGCCCCATCTCTCGGCCAAGATGAGTATATTCAGCCCGCCAATTATCGATTTCTGCAAGTAGTTCTTCAATCATACTTCATCACCTACATATCGATACTGACCGCATCCAATATACACATACTCGCTCGGGTCAAGCTCTTCTCGCTCTTCAGGCGGTTGCATTATGTCTCTGTCGTAGTTAAATAATCCGTCCATCTAGTTGATCCTCGTACTTTCTCCAAAGCTTAGCAATCTCTTTCAGATACTTCTTCACATCATGTTCTTTGTACCAGCCAAGACGCTTGCGCTCGTTCGCTGTCACGCATGAATAGAGCTTATTTTCAATCTCTGGAACTGTCATCATCCTGCTCCACCTCTTCAGCTTTCACTTTGATATCTAGACGCTTCATGGCTTCATCTACCGACTTTCCGTCCAAGACGTCCTTGATCATGTGGCTTACATCATGAATTGCTTGAGCTTTTGCTTTACCTTTTTCAGTCTCTGGTATCAAGCCGATTTCTTGCAGAGCTAGAAACGCAAGGCTAAAAGCGTGCATTTCTTTCTGAAGTTGTTTGATTTTTTTGATTATTTTTAGTGCTTTAAACATATTGTTCTCCTTGTTCTTTTTCTTTGTAGATTGCTAATCGTTGCTCCAAGTCGTAAATTTTTTGATCACGCATGAATCGACGTTTGCGTTCTTCGTCAAGGTCATTCATGAGCTCGACTGCGACTACTCTCCAGTCAAGGTTGACTGATTTAATAACTCCTTCAAGTCTGAGTTTTAGCTTAGTAAGTAGTTTCATCTTTAAACTCCCAATTGTTTTTCTTTTTTAAGATTTTCTAGCATCTCTGCTAGTGTTTCTTTTTTAGTTCGATAGCGATTCCGACTTTTCCATTTGACAAACAATCGAAATCCTTCGTAATTGATAAACACTAACTTGTGTGTTGGATTATCAATAAATTGTTTGAACTCAGGATGCTCTCGCATCTCAGTAGCCCATACCTTTGCGGTAGCAAGGGTCAGTCCATCCCACATCTGACAAAGGTGCTTGTAATCTCCGTGAGTGGCTTTTTCATTCACGCCAACTGGCTTATAAGTTATTTCTGCTTTAGGCATGGATTTTTCTCTCTTTCTGTGCTATAATTCAGTTAGTTATTTTTGATATGCGCCTGATTGCCGTCAGGTGCTTTTATTTTTAGGTTCTATAGACGCTTCCATTTGTCGCATAATACGTCAGCTCGTTCATCTTGTTTGTGAACCGCTCGTCTGTCGTGATCATCAAGCGTTCTTTAAGCAAGGTTGATAGTCCGTAAAATTGGCTTTCAAACTGATCAATAATCTTCTGACGTTCCTCAGTAATTACTTGTTGACAAGGTGCGTCTAGACTCTGTGTCTTTGCTGAATTTAAAGGCATTCGTCTTCATGTTTCCTTTCGTTATTCTATCTACGAGACTCTGCTCGTAAAGTTCTTTGAGGTGTTTGCCCTCAAAATTAGTTGTGATAATTGTATTCGTCCTGTTCTCAAGTATTTGATACAGGATTTTTTGCATCCAGTTATTGCCTTGTCGTATTTCATTTCCGACACTCGACTCTTTCCCGAGATCATCCAAAATCAAGAAATCAACACTTTGCAGGAACTTCACAACTGAACGTTGCTCCCATTTTGAGTCCTTGTACTGAAAGGCCTCTTGCATCCGAGAGAACAACTCTATAGACGGCATATAGACGACCGACTTACGGACTTGAAGCATTTGAAAGCTCTCGTTTAAAGTCTTAGCTATCCCGACGGCCAGATGGCTCTTGCCAACTCCAGGCGGTCCAGAGATAATCGTATTCCCTTCGTAACGCTCTTTCGCATAGTCAGCCGTGACTCGCTTAGCGAAATTGACTGCTGCTGCATCTTGGTCTGTATGGATTTCAAAATTCCCAACAGTCGCATTTTTCAAATCGTTTGGGATGATACTCTCTTTCATGAAAAGAGAGTAAGACCTTGTATCTCTGATTTGAGCTTCAGCAATAGCTAACTGCTCGCTTGCGTTCTGGTTGATGGTTTCTTGGACGCATTCAGGACAATAGGTCAGCGTGTTGCGAGTGCAAGGGTTGACTGACCGCCACATGTAGACAGCTTCGTGCTTTGGACATTGTTGCTTCAATGTCTCAACCTGCAAGGCTCTTTCTTGCAATTCTTTGCTTGATACTACTTGCATACGCACCCCCTAAAATCCAAGCCGTGGATCAAATCCATCATCTGACAATTTCAAGCGACCGTTTGACTTACTACTTGACCGAGCAGGTTTCTGCCTATTCTCGACCAATTCAGCCGTGACAAGACCTTTTTGTTTCCAGTCTCTCAAGATGCTACTGAGATACTTGAAGTAAGGCTTACCATTCCCAACGCATTCCTTGATGGCTAACTTGATGACTTCTTTACTATGGTCTTGCAAGAATGCTTTCAAATCCTCGATTTCAAATGGTGTCGGATATCGTCCGAACTCTGAAAATATCCAATCATGAACAATTCCCAAATCATTTTCTGCGGGTGCGCCCTCTATACTATATAGAGAATTAGCACCATCCCCATCTGGTTCACTCAGGTTAGTTATATTAGGTTGGTTATTATTAGGTTGGTTATTATTAGGTTGGTTACCCTTAATATTTTTAAGTTCTTGAACTAAAATTTCTTTAGTTCCCCCCTTAATATTTTTAAGTTCTTGAACTAAAATTTCTTTAGTTCTTATTTTTTGAGGATATAACAAATTTGCTAACCTAACACCTTGTCTTTTTTCTTTTAGCAAACCATGCTCTATTAATTGCCGTTTTAATTTGATTACAATCGGCTCGCTTTTCTTTATCCATTTACCGATTTCCTCATTAGTCGCAACAACATACAAGCGTCCTTCTCTATCAGTAAAATGTTGTTTATTTTTTCGAGATAATGAAACACGATCAATAAGAATACCGTAGACCATAATAGCTAACGGATCCAACTTGACAAAGTAGTCATCTTCTAGCAAGCGATATGGAATTTTAAAGTATCTCTCATGATTATCCATGTCTATCTCTTTAAAGTATTGTTCATTCATACCTCTCCTAAACTATGATTTAATTCGTATTTTTTTCCTAAAAAAATAAAATCCTTTTCGACATTGTATAGTCGAGCAAGTTTGTCTAAAAGATCCATTGGGATTTTTGAACTATCATGCTCATACTTCAACAGTGTTTGTTGATGAATGTTAAGCTTATCGGCAACTTCTTTTGCAGATAAGTTATAATTTGTTCTTATTGCTCTCAATGTCATTTTTGGCACGTTCCTACCTCCTTATTTTTCTATTTGTTCCTCGCAATTCTGCTATAATAAAAGCAGAAAGGAGGTGATGTTATGGCATATAGCCCTTATATTGATGCAATGATTGATGAACTCATTGAGCTAGTTCGTGATGACAATCATACTTTCGAACCAGTAAAAGTCCGTGAAGTTAAGGACATTGTTCGAAAAATGTTAGGAGCTCACGAAAACGAAGTCTTAGCTCGAATGAAACAATCTCAAGATCATAATCAGTAACATAGCCCGATTGTTCACCAACTAGCGCTTTCGCTCTAGGTCTCAATTCGTCAGGTAAGCTCAGATAGTGCTCTTTCAGCGCTTCAAGCTCACCGATTGCTTTCTCCACTCTTTTTGTCGAAGGAAAGAGTGGTTTTTGTTTGTATGGATATTTTCTTGGTCTCACATTTACCTCCTTATCTAAATTCATCCAAACTGACTTCCAGTGCATCAGCAATTTTCTTAACTGTGTCAAAATACAAATCTTTCACTTCTCCATCTCTTAAACGATAGATTCCAGCAGGTCCGATACCTGCTTTTAAGCAAAGTTTATAAACTGTCCAATTTCGTTCTGAAAGTTTTTCAGATATTTTTTTCCAAAGCATAGCATTTTTCTCCTTATCTAGTTTTATTTTTATATTTTTTGTGCTTATATGTGCTATTACACTATATATTGTGTACTTTTTAGATTCTTCCTCCTTGTTTACACAATATATTGACAAACATTGTTTTTTATCATATAATATATTTTGACTAGGACCTCTCACTGTTTTAGTCAAAATATCAACAGAAAGGAGGAACTATAATGGAAATGACTATCAAGACTGGAATCCCTCAAGATCAAGTCACTAAAATTGTTCATGAAAAAGGCCCAGGGCATACATACGTTGAAACAATCTATCCAAATGGCTTGATTATTAATTATGATATGTTGCCTGACGGAACAATAGACGTCGATTGTAATAAGCCACTTCGTCTTGAACCAGACGGAACTTACACACCAGTAATGGACTGACCGTTTATGACAATCTTGTCTTTTTTTAAAAAAAGACTTGATTTATCCAATATAATATCAACTGCCTTGATACTAGAACCCTTTGTTGTTGAGTTATCAAGGTTTTTTCTTTTCCCGCTATACGGATATCGTTTTGGTTTCATGTTTGCTCCTTTCTACTTCGTTCTCTTTTGTTATGAATTAAGCCACACCTTGTTTACTCATATACTGTTAGTGTATAGACTGTCTTGCTCGTTCCATCACTAGAATGCACTGTTGACTTCTCGACTGTTATATCTGCCGTATCATTGGCCATTTTGAAGAATAAATACAACAAACATTCTCGTAAAATTTTTAATCTTAAAGGAACAGTTAGAAATCGTTTGATTTCTAGTTCAAGCTGACTAAGATTTTTTGATAATGTTATTTCGTTCACTCTCTAATTCCTTTCTAAATTTGGTATAATAAAGATAATAAAACGATTGGAGAAAAACCATGTCACAAAAAATTTGTTTTGTCGTCTCTGCTATCGGTCCAGAAAAATCAGAAATTAGAAATCATTCTGATAGCGTCTTAAGGCACATCATTAAGCCAGCTTTGTCCGATAAATACGATGTAAAAAGAGCTGACGAATTATATCATTCTGATAGAATAGATGATAAAATATTTGACGCTCTAACAAAGTCAGACCTTGTTATTGTCGATATAACAGGTAACAACCCAAATGTCTTTTTAGAACTCGGCTATCGTAAGGCTTTGGATTTGCCAACCATTTTTTTAAGACAGCAAACTAATGAAGACATCCCATTTGATATTCGAACAATCAATATCATACAGTATGATTTGAAAAATACTTCAGGAACGGATGTCCTTGAATCTGTTAACAAAACTATCCAACGGATCCAAAAGACCGAAGAAAGTCTAGACTTTTCAAGATTAAAAAAGAAAAATAATGATGAGAAAGACTATGTCACAACTCAAGAGTTCGCCCAGTTAAAATCTACTATTAACAATATCTATGATGCTATTGAAACGTTAAACAGCAATATTGCAAACGCACCAACTACCAATCGTCCAATGGCTCAAGAAGATATTATCATGATGGCTTTTCAAGAACCTGAAAAACTTGAGAAAATCTTTGAGTTGCAAGCGAAGTATCCAAATGCTTTCACACTTAAAACTACTGATTAGCCTGTTCTAAACGTTTGATTCGTTCCTCAAGACCCTTAACATAGCCTCTTAAGTAACTTATTTCGGCTATGTTTTTTTCTTGGTTTTTTTCTAATTTTGAAATAGCTTCTTTTGTATCCATCTCCTTCCTCCTTTCTATTTTGCTCTTGGTTTTGATATTTCCTTAAGCTTGATTTAATTATACTACGAATTAAATCGTATGTCAATAGTTTTTCGAATTTTTTCGTAATTTTTTCGAATTTTTTGTTTACAAAATCGAAAATAAACGGTATTATATAGTAAAGAAGATAGGAGGGAAAAACATGGCAAGAGGACGAGGGAAATTAACTCCTCAAGATAAAGAGGATATGAAAGTCTTTTCTGCAAATCTTAACTCAATTTTATCTGATAGAAATTGTAAACAAGCTGAGCTATCTCGAGCGACAGGGATACCGCCTAGCACATTGACAGGATATGTAAAAGGAACTTCTTTGCCAATCCCGGGTAATGTTCAAAAAATTGCAGATTTTTTTGGAGTCCCAAAATCTACTCTAGATCCGAGATTTGTTACTGCTAATCCTGTGGTTTACTCGATGGTGGGAGAATCATGTAATATATCTATGTCTCCCACTTCCTCAATCCAAACCATCTACGACCAGTTACACCAGCCAAGGCAGGAGAAAGTCTTGACCTATGCTGAAAAGCAACTGGACGAGCAGAGGAACGAAGAAGAAACGAAGATAAACGAAGTATCGGAGAAAGTCATTCAGCTATATAGCTACGACTACTACGACCACCCAGCTTCCGCAGGTACAGGGCAGTATTTGAACGATGTACGAGTGGAACAGATTGAGTTGCCAGTAGATGTTGATGCTGATTTTGTTATTCCGATCAAAGGTGACTCCATGGAACCTGATTATCACGATGGCGACCTGGTATTCATTCAGACCAGCGTGGACTTAAATGATGGAGTTATTGGAGTGTTCAACTACAACGGAGATGCTTACATCAAGCAGCTTGTTATTGACGAAGACCAAGCTTACTTACACAGCTTGAATCCTGCATACAAAGATATGCCAATTACACCAGAAACGGATTTCCGAATTATTGGTGAAGTCGTGGATCTGTATAGAGAGAAATAAAAAACCATAGCCGATGAGGTTATGGTTAAGGAAGAGTATGTATCGTTGATAAATTAAGAAAGGAAAATTGAGATGGATTTAAAAAATATGAAATTAAAGTATACTTGTCCACATTGCAATGAAACGTTTTTATTAACATATCATACCGATCGTTGTCTAAAATGCGGAACACGATATAATCCAGATGAAATAAAATCGATTTTTCACTCATTTGAAAGTCATGTAGAAAATAGTGGATTTACCCAAGCTGGAGACACTCTGCAAGGGTGTGGGCAACTACTACAGGGGTGTGGGGGCGTCATTGGTGGAATCGGGTGTCTGATTATGTCACTATTTGTATTGATACCGCTTCTTCACTTTATTTTTTCGTTGAAGTAACAAAAATCCCCACGCTCTCAAAGTTTGGCGAGTCTGAGCGTGTATAGGGGGAAATAAAAAAGCATCGTTAATGTGACAATGGTTAACGAAGAGTTTTATAGATTAACTGGTAGTTAATGAGGAAAGAAAAATTATGGGAAGTAATAGAACAAACGAAGAAATAGCTGTCTACACTGCCACGATAATACAAGAATTAGAGGATTATCTTCATCTCCTTCAGAAAATGGACGATGAAGGGAATAAACGATCTGATAAAATAGCGCAGTGGATAGAGAATTGGGTAAAATACTTAAAGATAGAACAAGGTTTTAATTCGCGAAGTATTCAGGCTTTAAAAAGAGGAAGTATCGTTTATGCTGATTTTGGTTTCAATGTTGGTAGAGAATATGGAGGCCTTCATTATGCAATAGTTCTGAATAAAACAGATGCACGTTCAAACCATCTTCTTCATGTATTACCTTTAACCTCTGTAAAAGAAACAACTGATATATCTAATTTGAAGTATTTTCAATTTCCAATTGGCGACGAAGTGTTTCAGTTATTAATAAATAAGGCTAATCGAAAAATCATAGAATTAACTGAATTGTATGATCGTTTTTCAAAAAAAGATGATGAATTGCAAGAAAAAGTTGTAATGGTTGAATCGTTAATCGAAGATAATAAAAAAACTTTTGAAATACTTAAAAATATACCGAGTTCTGATATAGACGATTCTTCTATTGAGCAAATACTAACTATCAATAAAAATATAAACTTCGCAAGTGAACAGGCAGATATAATACGACAGGAAGCAAAAGAAAATGCAATTTTACTTGCAGAACTCAAGGAGAAACTGGAGTATGCTAATAAATTTATTCTAAAAACACAAAATATGAACAAAGATAGCATCGTTCTATTGAATCAGGTTACAACAATTAGTAAAATGAGACTCCGTGATCCAAAAAATAATAATTCAATTTTGAATGGTATTGTACTTTCCGATGATACTATGGACAAAATAGATGAGGCACTGAAAAATATTTTTTAAAATTCGAGTATTTTTATTGACTTTTCTTAAAATTAGGGTTAGAATAGAATCATAAGGTCGCTTGACGACAAAATATATGATACTGTCCCAAGAGGACAATTCTAGCCCTGCTCTTATGAGTAGGGCTTTTAGTTTATTAAAAATCCCCACACTCGCCTTCGCCAAAATTTGAGTGTGAGGATATCCTGTATAGTAAAAGGCATTAAAAAGCCCTTTTTACTATACCCATTTTATCAAAAAAGTGAGGTAAAATCAATGTGGATGGAAGAATTGCCAAATGGCAAATATAAATTTTTCGAGCGATACAAAGACCCTTATACTGAAAAATGGAAAAGAGTTTCTGTGACGCTCGACTCAGGATCAGCAAGAGCTAAAAAAGAAGCTCAGAAACTTTTAGATGAGAAGATAGACAAGGTTATTCAGAAACTTTCAACGTCAGATAGATTGTTTTCGGATTTGTTGGATGAATGGTGGACTTTTTACCAAAAGAGCGTTAGGCGGTCTAGCGTTCGAGCTCGTAAACCAGCGTACAAAAGGTTATTAAAAGACTTTGCCTCGAACGTTCCAATGCGCAATATTGATGTTGCTTATGTTAAAAAGTATATTGCAAATTCCGACTACACAGCTTCCCAACTCAATCATATCAAAGCTGTTTTAAACGGAGTTTTCGATTATGCGCAGGAACTAAAAATTATAAACGATAACCCAGCTCGAGCCACTACGCTCCCTAAGCGAGTTTTAACGCTGGACGATATGAAATCAATCAGCAAAAAGTACCTGGAATCCGAAGAGCTCAACGCGCTTTTGAAAGAATTATACAGAACCCCTCGAACCTATAGAGCGGGCCTGCTTGCTGAATTTATGTCCTTGAACGGCTGTCGCATTGGCGAAGCTGTAGCTATAGAAAAACACAATTTTCACCGAGAAAGCAGAGAGTTGGATATACACGGGACATTAGATAGCATTGATAAAAACGCTAAGAAAGAACTGACGAAAACTCTATCAAGCTACCGCACGACTAATCTGACCAACCGAGAAATAGAGATTATAGATGAATTTATCAAGCTTAACGACCTAGCCAAAAATACGGATCCAAATTGGCCCGATACAGACTACATTTTCCTTAATAACCAAGGGAAGCCAATACAGCGAAACGCTTTTAATATAACGCTGCAAAAAGCAAATCAGAGGCTGGGCAGCTCCATCAATAAAGATCTGAGCTCCCACATTTTTAGGCACACCTTAATCAGCATGCTTGCTGAAAGAAACATACCTGTAAAGGCCATTATGGCCAGAGTCGGACACAAAGACTCTAAAACTACCATGCAGATCTATACCCACGTCACAAAAAATATGAAAACGAATATAGAGAATATCTTAGATGCGATTGCCAATGACAGAAAGTAA